CTAAACATTGCCCCGTTCATACAATGACCTTAACGATGCCGCATACTCTGGGAACTTATCCAAGAATCTGAGATATCGTAACAAGTTAATTCTAAACGCTGTTGTCGGGTGGTCACACTGTTTATTGTAAAATTTTTTTTCATCCTCTGAAGAAAGTTTCTGTAAAGCAGAAATATAATATTCTCCACCATCACACATGAAATCAAGAAACCTATAAGCAACAATATCCGCCTCAACCTCCTGCTCCCGAGAATACTTAAATGTGTAAAATTCATTCACATACCGCGTGGGAGATTCTGCAAGTCCTTGATTGATCTTATTCACGTTATCCCAATCCGTTTCAACACCATTAACTGCTCCGAAACCAGCTGCGGCAGTATTAGCCCCAATCATAATCCCATAAGCAATTTCTAGTCCAAGCCTTTTCTTTAGCATCATATACTCGTGGGCTAACTGGTGTTCGAGTATCACATGAGCTATCTCATGCGATACAACCCCTATAATTTCAGGATAATTCATTATACCCAAAAGCCCACCATTGATGAAGATCTGCCCGTTAGGAAGAGCGCATGCGTTCAGAGTATTGTCGTCTGCAATTTTACACGCAACATTTGGGAAAGCTATAGATGCTTGAGTTATTGACATTAGTGAATCTGCAATAAACTGGTACTCATCAGATGTGGCAATGCTATTACAATATCGGCAGACATTGGCCATATTCACAGCTAATGTATCCGCCGCTTGCATTATTAAGCGCCCCTTTCTATTGATAGCCTCAATCATACTGTTAGCCATTCTGTTATTCTGGAAAACCGACATCCAGAAATCAGAAGCTGTACGAACTTTCGGCTGTTCGAAAACGAAGTCTTTAACATCATACTCAAAAATCAAAGTTCTTATTTTTCGAATGTCCGAATGTGGGACATCTAAGAATTCTTGTTTTTCAAGTTTGCGATAATACGACATCCCACCACTCTGCGCAATTACAGGACATGTTGCCATAATGTTAACCATAATCAGACAACATACAACGTAACTCTTAAATCCACCTGACATATCAAAAAGCATGAATTAATTCTTGCACCGCATGCACGCGTTATTTAATTAATGTTTTCAAAAATTCAATCTGTCCGTCCTTGTCCTTCAGGCGCTCTTTTAGCATTTCAATTTCTTTCTCAAGCACAGCGATTCTCGATGCCGCATCTGTTTCACCTGGACAAAAATTTTTATTCCTGCTCCCTATCTCTTCCTTGGCGTTCCCCTCCGCGCGAGCCGTTATCGACGGACGATCTATCACAAGCATCGACGTATCCCAAGTTAAATTTCCTTTAATTTTCTTTAATTTGTCCGCAGGTAGAGGTGCAACACCCTTGCATAATTGAGTAATAAAAGCATTAGACGTTCCCAGAAATTCCGCTAGTTCTTTTTTCTTTATCGCGTTCTTCTTTATAAATAATTCAAAATCAGTCATTTGTAAAAACCCACTTTAATATTCTTTAATTAATTAAGAAAAATTAAAGAAAATCTCTTGGATTTAACTTTAATTTACTTAACTTTGCATTCAGTTAGTACATACATACGTACAAACATAATAAAAAGTAAAAACAAAAACAAAAGTGCAAAGAAAGGAGGTCTGCATGAAAACCAATAGACGAGACTGGAATATCGACAGGATAGTCAGTAGAGTAATAGGCATAGCGATACTGCTTGCCGGGATTGGATACTTCTTTTTCGGCACCTTCCAGCAGGATGAAATAAGGCTGGTAGCCTTTGCTGCATGCGTGGCCATCAGCATGGGGATAATGAAGGATGACAAAGTCTGATAAATAGGTATGCAAGCCTGTGAAGGTGAGCACCCTGCACAAATCAAACATATAACATCAGAGCTGCCTGCTTACAGGCAAAGAGCAGGCAGCAACATGGGGAACTTGCACGGGTGGCGTGCCGCATGTGGCTGACAGCGATAACAGACCAACAGCGAGGGAGGTTCGAGTCCTCCGTTCCCTTCTAGATTATAAAAACTACACAAACAGTATGGCAACAACAAAGATGAATGTGCGTGGCACACTGACGAAGATGAAGCCGGGAACCCAGATGATGTTCACATCTGAGGTGGTAAGCCTTAGGTATCTAAGGAATGTCACCTCTGATCTGAAAGATCAAGGGTTCCTTTTTTCTGTCAACAAGGAGGGCACCTTATACAGAGTCACAAGAATCGCCTAATCTGTAGAGACATGGATGAGAAGAAGATATTCGATGCGCTGTCCGACATCAAACGGTACACCCTTCTTGCCGCCAAGGAGATGTTGACCGTGGAGGACATGAGCCTGCTCACAGGCTTCAAGCCTACATATATCAGGAAAATGATCCAGGAAGGCAGACTTCCATACTACAAGCCGTCAAACGGGAAGGTATTCTTCAAGAAGAGCGAAGTGAACGCCTATCTCGAAGGCCAGAGAATCCCGTCGATAGCAGAATTGGTAAACAGATAACATCCCACACAATGATACAGAATACAATCACAGCGGCAGACCAGCAGAGGCTGGCGGAAGCAAGACGCTTCCTGTACTGCGACTTTACGGACGAGTTCATGTCCTCTTTCGACACCAAGGAGGCGAAGGGCATAGCAGAAATGCTCAAAAGAAATCAATATCACAGGGAGGAAGACAATGTTTAAGAAGGATGACGTCATCGTCTGGAATACGGTGAAAGGAAAGCAAAGCGGCAGGGTCATCTGCCACGACAATTTCGGATTGGGCTACATGATAGTGGCGCTTTCAAACAACCGGCGGATGCTCGTGCACGAGTCAAGCGCCTCTCTCAAGACGGACACGACGGTAGTCAATTATCATCGTTAACAAATCCTAGTCTTAAAGTCCCCCGCAGGGATGCGCGGGCAACGGAAGGATGACATTATATGTGGTTTAGTACAGATAACAATGTTTTTCAATCGTCAAAACCTTCCGTTCAACCCTTGCGAGGGTGACACCTTTCAGGGGTTCCATTTTTCAAACAACTAAAAACTATAAAAGTTTATGGAGAACAATGAATTACAAGTAAGGCAGCCGAGCGGGCTTAAAAAAGTCGCCGAAACGCCCGAAACGCCGATGGGAAGATTCAACAGATGCATAGCATCGGTCAAGACACAGCAGTATCTTCTTCAGGTATTGGGGCGCAAGAAGGAATCCTTCGTGAACAACATCACGGCTCTTGTCGCCAATGACGCGAACCTCCAGGGATGCTCCCCGATGTCGCTGATCTATGCAGGTATCAAGGCTACGGCACTGGATTTCGCACTCGACAACAATCTGGGCTTCGCGTATGTGATTCCCTACAACAACAAGCGGAAAATCACCTGCGAAGACGGTTCAGTCAGGGACGTCGTCGTCAAGGAGGCTCAACTTCAATGGGGATACAGAGCATTCATACAGCTCGCGATCCGAAGCGGACAGTTCAAGCGAATCAATGTGACTGACGTAAAGGAAGGCGAGATCAAGTCCATGAATCTTCTGACGGGCGAGATAACATTCGACGCGGCACCGAACCGCCTGGAGCTTCCAGTCATCGGATACGCAGCATACTTTGAACTGGTGAACGGCTTCAGCAAGACACTCTATATGACCGTGGAGGAATTGCAGAGACACGCAATGGCCTATTCCAAGACATACAGCAGCAAATACGAGAGCACCAGGAACAGTTCGAAGTGGACTACGGACTTCGACGCGATGGCAAAGAAGACAGTGATCAAACTGCTGCTCAGCAAGTATGCACCTCTTTCGGTCCAGATGCAGGAGGCCGTGAGAACTGACCAGGCCATTTTCGACGACAACGGCAGACAGGAATACTCGGACGCTCCCGACGACCAGGACAGTATGCAGCTGGCTGTAGAGGCCAAGAAAGAGGAAATGAGAAATTCCGAAGCCACAACTACTGAAATGCCGTAGCGTATGAACAGGTATCTGAAATACACGCCGGAGCAGATGGAGGAGCACCTCTCCGGCTACCTGGTGAACAGCTGGAGCTACAGCGGCGTCCAGTGCTTCGCCAGGAACGAGAAGGCCTTCGAGATGCAGTACATCTACTGCGAGCGCGACAGGAAGTCCATCAGCTCGATTGCGGGGAGCGCCTACCACGAGGCCCTGAAGGAGTTCTTCAGCATCTGGAAGCCGGGCGTGCAGCCCGAGTTCGTGGCACTCACGGCAGTGGCATACGGCTATCTGGACGAAGTGCCGGCCAATGACTGGAAGACGACGGACAAGTTCCCGACCGCGGAGGCGGCCAAGGCAGAGGCGACATCGAAAGTGAACAACCTTCTGAAATACTTCTGCGAGGAGGTGGACACTTACACCGGCGACATTGCGGAAGTGCTGCATGTGGAGACCCGCTTCGAAGAGTGGGTGACAGTCAACGGTGTCGACATCCCATTGCCATTGCACGCTGTCATTGACCTGGTCGCAAGACTCAAGGACGGGCGCGTGGTCATCATCGACCACAAGAGCAAGTCGAAGTACACGGACGGCGACGAGGTGGCCCTGGTGCACGGGCAGCAGGCGATGACATACGTCGAGGCTTACGAGGCGGCGAACCCTTCGACGGAAGTGAGTGAGGTCTGGTTCGTGGAGGCGAAAGAGTCGAAGAACAAGGACGGCTCGGCACAACTCCGCAAGCACGTCATCAGCATTGACAGAAACAGCAGGATGCTTTATGAAGCTCTGCTCTATGAGCCGCTGAAGCGGATGTGCGAGGCCGTAAGCAATCCGGACTACGTCTATATGATTAACACGTCCGACAATTTCATTGACAAGGCCGTCCTCTACGACTTCTGGGCGAGGACAATGATTGCGGAAGTGGACGATTTCCCTACCGTTCCCGACAGCAAGAAGGAACTAATACGCAAGAGGACCGCAAAGATCAAGGACTCCTCAAGAATCAATATTAACCCAAAGATTATAACGAAGTTCCGGACGGAGGCTGCTTCTTTCATCCGGATTGATTACAGCAACTGTGATATGACTAAGCAAGAAAAGATAGAGCATGTTCTGCGCTCGCACAACATCAATGTGCAGGTGGCGCATACGATAGACGGATTCAGCTGCGACACCTATCTTCTGGACGTAGCTCCGGGAGTGACGATTGTAAGCATCTTCTCCCACCGCATGGACATCGCCTATGCTCTCGATGTCCCGCTGGTACGAATAGCAGGCTATCTGATGATGTACAACAACAAATCCTACGTGGCCGTCGAGGTAAACAAGAAGCGCGACAAGACATTGTTCTGGGACACGAAGTATTTGGAAGGACATAGGATTCCTCTCGGAGTCGACAATTTCGGAAACACGATCGTATGGGACCTGGACAACCACTCGACGCCGCACATGCTGGTCTGCGGGTCAACTGGAAGCGGAAAGTCCGTCGAGCTGATAAGCATCCTGGCATATGCACAGGAGGCCGGTATAGACGACATCGTCATCTTCGACCCGAAATATGAGTTCGCGAGTCTCGACTGCGGCATCGCGAGCGTATTCAGCGACATCGAAGACCTGGAGAATGTGATGGAGCAACTGGTCAACGAGATGAACGGAAGGATCAAGGCAAAATCCAAGAAAATCACCCTAGTCATCTTCGATGAGTTTGCAGATGCGATGGATCAGTCGCGCACCTCCAAGGAACTGGAGGGAAAGAAGACTCTCATGGAGAACCTGAAGATGTTGCTCCAGAAAGGCCGTTCCTGCGGAATGAGGTTCTGTGTCGCGACACAGAGGGCCAGCACGAAAGTCATCACCGGAGACATCAAGGTAAACATCCCTGTCCAAGTCTGCTTCCGGGTTCCGAAGGCCATCGACAGCAAGGTGGTTCTCGATGACGAGGGCGCGCAGACATTGCAGGGACAGGGAGACGGGCTGATCAAGTCACCGGAGTATCAGGACGGGCTCGTGAGGTTCCAGGCCTTCTACAAGCCGTACAGGTAAGGAGGAAAAGGTATGGCAAGAAAATCTTTTGTATTTCGGCTCGAATGGTTTAAGTCATTGAGTGCTTATCCAGCGGAGGTCAGACTTGAAGTGTACGAAGCGACGATGAGGTATGCGCTATCGGGGACACTGTCGGAGCTGAAACCGCTAAGCAGTATGGCTTTCACATTCATCAAGAACGCGCTTGACGCCGATTTTGAAAAGTATAATGACATATCGGACAAGAGAAGGGCAGCAGGTCAGAAGGGCAGAGCAATTGCGAGCAAATGCAAGCAAATGATTTCAAGTGAACAAATGATTTCGCAAGAACAAATGATTTCCGAAAATGTTTTGCTCTATGATACTGATACTGTATCTGATACTGATACTGATACTGACACACCTTGTGTGTGTGATGAAAGCGCACCAGCGCGCGCGGCAAGCCACGACACCACAGCACACAATGATTTTGAATTTTTCTTTCCGACTTTCTGGATGCGCAACATCATAGCTCCGGAAGCGGAAACCAGGAGATTCATCGACTACTACGAGGCTTCAGGGTGGATTCTTGAGAAAGGAGCCGTATTGGACACCGATTCGAAGCGACTGGCAAAAGCCAGGCAATGGAAGCCGGAGAAGCAGGGCAAGCGCTTCCCCGAGGACTTCCTGAAAGTCTGGTGGCAGTTGGCGCAGGCGGCTCCGACGGAGGGAATCAGAGGGCAGATGCTGTGTGACAGGGTGGCAGTAGACATGACTGGAACTGAACCGGTGCTGAAGATTGGCGCGGCGACTCACGCCTGGATAATGGGCGAAGGCAGGAGCATTGCGGAGAAAGCGCTTGTTGGAGATTGGCTGAAGGGCCGCGTGCGACTCAAATTCGGAGGATACTAAAATCAAGAGATTTTACACAACAAAAAAACAGGAGGAAAAAATTATGGCATTGAACAAGGTAATGCTGATAGGCAACGTGGGAAAGGATCCGGAGATCCACTATCTGGCGACGCCGGATCACCCGAAGGTGGCGCAGTTCACTTTGGCGACGACCGAGAGAATGAAGCCTAGTGGCGGAGCGGTCAGGGAGTTGACTGAGTGGCATAATATCTTGGCATGGCGCGCCCTGGCGGACATAGTGGAAAAGTATGTCAAGAAGGGCATGCAGGTATACATCGAGGGCAAGGTCAGGACGAGGTCGTGGGAGTCCAACGGGCAGAAATGTTTCAGGACGGAAGTGATAGCAGAGAAGCTCCAACTGCTCGGCAGCAGGCAGGACATGGCACAGAACGCACAGCCAGTTCAGCAGCAGCCGCAACCGGCAGGATTTGGCAATCTGTTTTATCCGCAACAAACGCAGGCCATGCCGGCAGCACAGGAGGTGATTTATGAACAGCCGAAGGACGATCTCCCTTTCTAGCACGACACTGACGGCAAGGGAGCACCAAGAGATGAGAAACTGCATCGAGAAGATCCGGCGACTGGGAATAAGGGACAACCGGTTGACGAATTTAACGGACCGGATGTCCAGGACGTTGAAGAAGTCAGCGAGGAGGGCGGAGAGGTGATCTGCCGGTGCAGCGGAACTATTCGGAGAAGATTTATGAATGAACAATAATATGAAAACAGACAAACTTATACTCGATGCTTGTTGTGGCGGGAGAATGTTCTACTTCGACAAGAACGATGACAGAGTGTTATTTCAAGACATTCGCAGTTTTGAAACGACACTGTGTGACGGACGAAAATTTGAAATAAAGCCTGATATTCAGGCAGACTTTACAAACATGCCATACGAAGATGAAAGTTTTCTGGTGGTTGTATTCGACCCTCCACATCTTTTAAGGAATGTTGGAAACTCAAAGTTTGCAGAAATATATGGAAGTCTTAATGCGAAAGCCAGACCAACCGGCTATCAGCAAATAAAGTATGGCGCACTGTATTCTGATTGGAAAGATATGTTGGCCAAAGGATTTTCGGAGTGCTTTAGAGTTTTGAAAAAAAGTGGAGTTCTCATATTCAAATGGAACGAAACCGACATAAAGGTATCTGAAATTCTCAAACTCACTCCGGAGAAACCTGTATTCGGACACATCTCCGGGAAACGGTCAAATACTCATTGGATCTGTTTTATAAAAGGATGAAACAATGAAAACACTTGATTTAGTTCTTAAAGGAAAATGGTACGATATGATTGCTTCCGGTGAAAAGACGGAGGAATACAGAGAGATTAAGCCATATTGGGAAAAACGCCTGTTAGACTATGAAGCCATAACGCGAGATTATAAAATGCTTGTGTTTCGCAGGTTCTTGGTTGGCAAAGGTGTGGACCCGTTGGCATATCCACGAGGATTTACGCATGTTCGCTTTCATCGTGGTTATACAAAAATCACAATGACATTCGAAATTGACAGTATAGCATTCGGCAACGGCAAAGAAGAATGGGGCGCAGAGCCGGGCAAAATGTATTTTGTTATCAAACTAAAAAGGAGGTCTGAATGAAACGATACCGGATTGTGAGAGGCGAAAGCTATTGCGGCTGTATTCCTATCACGGTGTATTGGGTACAGGCCCGTGTTGATAAGATGTTCACGTGCGAGTATGTGAACGTGAAAGGATTTGAATCATACAGCCGTGCCAAAGAATTATTGAACTACTTGAATAATAGATTATGAATTTGCTATATATAGACCTCTTTTGCGGAGCAGGAGGAACATCCACAGGAGTAAATACGGCTCGTCTTGGTGGCGAGGAATGTGCAAAGGTGATTGCCTGTGTAAACCACGACAAGAACGCCATTGCATCGCACGTTGCCAATCATCCGGATGCGCTGCACTTCACGGAGGACATTCGCACATTGGAGCTGTCTCCACTTATTGCACACATAAAGAGGTGTCGAGAACAATATCCAGAAGCCTTATTGGTCTTGTGGGCATCGCTCGAATGCACGAATTTCAGCAAGGCGAAAGGCGGACAGCCACGAGATGCAGATAGCCGGACACTTGCGGAACATCTGTTTCGTTACATCGAAGCAATAGACCCCGACTACATACAGATTGAAAATGTAGAGGAGTTTATGAGTTGGGGCGATGTGGACGAGGATGGCAAACCGCTTTCTATGGACAAAGGAAAAAGTTACACTCGCTGGGTGCGCAAAGTGAAATCTTATGGATACAGGTTTGACCACCGCATCCTCAACGCTGCCGATTATGGCGCATATACAAGCCGTAAACGCTTCTTCGGTATCTTTGCAAAGTCAGGACTTCCTATCGTGTTCCCGGAAGCCACGCATTGCAAAGAGGGTGCATCTCTTCTGTTCGGTGATTTGGAGAAATGGAAGCCTGTTCGGGAGGTGTTAGATTTCGAGGACGAGGGAGAAAGCATATTCGGACGCAAAAAACAACTCGTGGAAGCCACCCTTGAACGCATATATGCCGGTCTTATCAAGTTTGTTGCAGGAGGAAAGGAAGCTTTTATTGTCAAATACAACTCTGTCAATAAGAAAACAGGCAAGTATGTACCTCCGTCAATTGATGAGCCTTGTCCAACAGTGGCAACACAGAACCGTCTTGGAGTGGCAAAAGTTTCTTTCCTATCCAAACAGTTTAGCGGAGAACCATACAGCAAGAACAAATCTATTGAGGAGCCGGCAGGAGCGATAACAACAATAGACCACCACGCATTTGTGTCTGCTTATTACGGTAATGGTCATAATCGTTCTTGCGATGAACCGTCTGCAACGCTTACGGCAAAAGACAGATTGGCACTTGTGCAGCCCAATTTCATAGATATGCAGTATGGCAATGGGACTCCTATCTCGGTGGAAGAACCTGCGAATACGATTACTACAAAACCTAAGATGAACCTCGTAACGGCAAAGTCGTGGATTATGAACACATCTTTCAATAATGTGGGACGTTCATTGGATGAGCCGTCCAGAGTAACTGCTAACAGGAAAAGGCACTATCTGATGAATCCACAATACACTTCTGCAGGTGGTTCTGTTGATAAGCCTTGCTTCACGCTGATTGCTCGTATGGACAAAATGCCACCGTATCTTGTGGCTACAGAAACTGGAGAAGCTGCTATTGAGGTTTACGATACAGGCACTCCTGCGACAATCAAGATAAAGGAGTTTATGGCTCTATACGGAATTATCGACATCAAGATGCGTATGTTAAAGATTCCGGAGTTGAAGAAGATTATGGGCTTCCCGGAGGACTATGTGCTTGTCGGCACGCAGGCGGAGCAAAAGAAATATATCGGCAATGCAGTAGAGGTAACCGTCGCACGTTGTTGGTGCGAAGCGTTATGTGCCGAACTCAATAAACATTTCAAGAAAGTAAACAATGGACGAAAAGACATTTTTTCAGAAAGTCGAACTGATGCGAAAAGCGCAAAAGGAGTATTTCAAAACTCGCTCGCAAACTGCGCTGCGCAATGCTAAAGCGCTCGAGGACTGGCAGCGAGGAGCGACTGGGAAGCGCCGGCGGCATCCGGGGCACGCGGAGGACGACTTGCAGATGCAGTGTGTCCGCTGGTTTCGTCTGCAATTCCCGCAGCTGGCGCGGCTGCTTCACCACTCCCCTAACGGAGGCCGCAGGGATGCACGCGAGGGCGCGAGATTCAAGCAGATGGGGACGCAACCCGGGTTTCCGGACTTGATCTTGTTGGTACCGTCAAAAGGCTACCATGCGATGATGCTGGAATTGAAGACGCGCACAGGGCGACAGCAGGACAGCCAGAAGGACTACCAGAAGCGAGTCGAAGCCCAGGGCTACAAGTATGTCGTAGTGCGGTCGCTCGAACAATTCCAACAAGAGGTAAACACTTATCTATCCGAAATTGAATAAAATACTTAATATTGAAACATTAAAATTTATCTATTATGCTATCTGAAACCGTACTGGAACATGTCATTGCCTATATTTTTGGGCACAAGTACTATGCTAATATTGTAAACATGATCGGGACTGCCAATTGTTCTATTTGCAGCTTTATTTTCGGTTCACGAGAAGAAGCCGAAAGGCACAAGGAAGAACTTCAGACTAACCGAACTTACAAGTACATTGAGACAATATCATTCCGTTCAAGAAGAGTGTCTTATTAATCCGCCTGCAATATGAAACTGTTGACTTCAATTAAATGGTTCATCGAGCGCGCCGTTTGGAAATCATGTTATGTGATAGCTGACGCGAAAGACAATTCGGTGACGTTTTCGAAAAGGCTTTTCAACCGGGCCGGAATTTCAAAAATGGAGAAGGCGAAGGTTTTCACCTTCTATATTCCGGAATTCGAACAATATGCTTTCACATTCAACCCGAAACTAGAGCAAGAGACCCAGATGGCCGACATCATGTACAACAGCAAGTACAAGTGCGTAGGATTCGAATGTCTGATACCGACCATCAATAAAGTTTTCTACGACTATGGACTCCCGCCCGACATCTGCGTCAAATTGAGTGTCATAGGAAAGAAGCAAAATGGAATGAAGTATTATTTGATATGTAGACCCAATGGCTATGGAACATTTAGAAATCAAAAAAAAGCTTCTGGGAGATAGCACCCGAAAGCCGGACATCACATTCTACCAAAATGGTCGGATTGATATAACATCTGCCGTAGCGGATGTTCTCGAACTGCAACCAGGAGATGTAATAGATATAGCTGAAGGAAAGTCAGACTGCCACCTGTATGTACGGCATCGCAAAGTCGAAGGCACGATAGCAAGACACGAAGGGCAATGTTATCCGAGCAAGCCTGGAAGCAGAAATTTCAGAGCATACAGCAAGAAATTATGTGATGCAGTCTTGACCATTTCCGGCGGCGACACCGCACGGATCATGGCAGGGACATGCATTGAGTCTGACAACTTGGGAAAGTCCATTATCCTTATCCTGCAACACAATTTAGATAATCCGACAAAACAATCAGAACATGAATGAGAAGAATAGAACTGAAGTCAATTTCAGATTGAAAAGAGCCCAGATCCTGTATGATGCGGACAACAACGCATACATCGAGGGCAACATGATGCCTGACGAAACAGGCAAACCGAAAGCCGCCCTTATAGACATAACCCAGGACGGAAACATTGATAGAGTAAACAGGGTGATGAACCTGGCAGTATCCGAGTGCAGGGAAATGCTGTACCCCTACAGCAAGCAGGAAATCCAAACGGAGGATTGCGACAATGAGCCAACAACGCCAGAAGAATATGTCATTACTGCCGCATTTCCGGAAGATCTATCTCAGACCACGGTAGAACTGATAGCAAACCTCCTGCACGAATATGTCACCGGCAGAGTGTTGTCCGACTGGCTTTCCATCACAAAACCAGAGAGCGCTGCAAAATGGTACTCGGAAATTGAAAGCATAAAGTTGAAGCTGAAGCAAACCATGAGCATCCGCAGAAAGAAACTACACCGTGGAAGATCTCCGTTTTAGTCAACTCGGTTATTCACTGACAGAAAAAGCAGGACAGCACATAATAATGGCGTGTCCTGCTTTATTGTCTTTTATCTTATCTGGTTTACTAATTTCGGTGTAAATATTACCGACATCCCGGAAAGGCTTTCATCGTCGGAAAGGGCACATTTCAATGCTATCTGAAAATACTTATATGGCGTACCGCTGAACCCTCGAAGATAATGGTCAACACTAGAATATATTGGCGTCCAATTAATCAAGTCTCTTGAACCATACAATATCTGCTGCACATGACCTCGTTTGAAATTGCCTCGCTGAATAATGGTATTGATGGTTTTCAGGACATCCGGCATATCCAGCTTGAAAGGCCTAGTCATAATCACTTGATTGTTTACGACATCATTAGGGATTCGTTTCGAGTAGTCCAGCAAATCACCATCGTATGTCAAAGCCAGAGCTTCAGGATAAGACTTCACCGCGCTGCGTATATTCGACGGCATCATCGACCACGCCTTCCCGTTCAGAGAATAGATATAAGCATATCTGACTGTCGGATTAAAGACAATGATTCTCCTGGACGTATCATCATACAGCATTCTGCACCCATGAAGGAACGATTCGAATTTCAACAATGCGTAGATATTCATTTCATCCTTTCCTATAAGGACATTCTTCCCTTTATAATCCAACAGAGAGAATGGTTTGTCATTCTTGCTGTCAATCATATCCGAAAGACATATTACTTCCGAACCGGAAATCAGCATAATTCCGCGCTCCGTAACAAACAACACCGCATTATCAATTTGCGTGATACTGTCGGCATTTATGCACACATCCCTGGACACGGGTTGTTTTGTGGAGTATGAGCCGGTGGCGGATACTTCCAACGCCCAAATGCCGTCCGTACTGAATGCGTACAAAGGGAACTGACCGAACTGGCCCTGAGACAGCGCCTTGGTTGTCGTGCTGACACCCAGGATTTCTCCAGTGCCGACAGTATTTATACCTGTAACGGGAAAGACAAACGGGTTATTTACCTCGGAAGTATAAATCTTGTTCGGAATTGAGATGGTGTCATTGGTTAATGACGGAACGTCTTTTTCCTCCGTTCCATCATACCACGAACCAAAATAGTAAGCCCCATTCAAGAACTCGTGTTTGGAAAGAGGGTAGGAACGGATACTAGTTGTTTTAGCATCGATGTCGTCCTCCTTGATAAAGAGTCTTACAGCATTCGGGTTTGGATAATAAAACCAAATGGGAACGTTCGGCAATCCATATCCTTCATATCCGGCAAAATTTACGACCCGAACATTTTGGGACTCCAAACTGACAGATACGTAAAATGTATATCTAATAATTTTTGAGTCATACATAAGGTATTGATCCTTGTTTGCAATTATATCTGGAAAAGAATAGAATTGCATAACGTATCCCCATGTCTGATTAAACAACGTTGTACTTCGGAATCCTCCATATAGAGATTTCTTCATATCCACCAGGTTCATCCTTGAATTGTATACAAACGCTCTAGATGGAACAAGTGTATCATGGCTGTCATAATCATCAGGCAAGACTTCCCGCTCAACAAGTGACTGTAAATAATCTTCGTCAACATCCACTTTATGCTCCACATAATCCCCCTCAACCATATCCTTTATTGGAATACTTTTCAAAAAATAAAAGTTTGAGCAACTAATAATTTCCTTGTTAAAGTCTTCTTCCTTTTTTGTTGGAAGTTCTACGGTTTTAGGTTCGGGCCAATGTCTTTCATCATAAAAGGCATAGTAATACATTGATGAAAAAGTTCGAGGCTGATATCTTATAGGTATAGATATGGCTGGACTATAATCTGTTAAAGATGTCGTCTGATTCTTGAGATAGCATATACTTGAGCCCCGAAGGCGTTCTCCGAAATGCTTGCATTTTCCGTTAACATCATATTTATACAATGGTGCAGAGATGAAGATGTCCACACTGGTTATTATATCTGACCACGCACGTAGTTCAGAAAGAATTTCCTCTGGCTCAGAGACATAATATTGTAAATCATGAACAGCACCGACGACCCTAGCCTTTATTGGATTTGTCAGTCCGGATGTAATGGCAACCTGCGGAGCGACATCAGTGGCGCACATCATCAGAATCGGCGCGGACTGCATAGTCAAGGAGCCATCATATAGTCTATATGCATATCTCACAAAAAAAGGCATTATGAATCTTCCTTTGTTTGTTGACTCATCAGCAATAAACTTGTTCACCTTTGCCAAGACTTGTGCTGTCACCTGCTCTTGATCTTCTGTAGAGAATTCTTTCTCGTAGTAATCGGAAATATATTGATAGTCTTTGGAAAAATTCAGAGTAAATTCATCAGTGCGAATCATCTCCGATTTAAGAGAAAATTGCAATTGCAGATCAGGAAGATGTTGTCCGAGCGACATATATTTTCCATCTTTCCAGAGATAATACATCATGCCTTCATCAGTAAGCAAGACAAGGGTATTACCAATGGAGCTTATGCTGTTCACTTCGAATCTCAGCGCGCTGTCAAATTCAACTTTTTTATATTCGCCATCGTTCTTGTCGAGATAGAAATAGCTTAAAGCCAAGCCGTCATCTTGTATTTCCGTAGCAATGTAATGTTTGAACGCACTTGTTGCATGTACGTATCTGACGACACGGTCCGGAGCCCCAGTATTGAACAGCTTCTTCGGCTGCAATACCGGCTTTAGAGAACCGTTCTCCGTCCATAGATTCATCGACATAGCAAGAGTGCCATCTACGCAATCGTAGTCAGACGGAGCAGCAGTCTGTCCCGTATATGCTATTTCTTTCTCCATAATCAGATTTCGTATTAAGGTTTAACCGGGCGTTTCCGTGACATCATAGCTATAGACAGCATCTGATAATTATTGGACGCCAATTGTATATACTTTTCGGATTCATCAGGATTGACCAACGAGAACCATCCTGCGATTGCCGTATTTACGATATATTGGTGCATGGCCGTCGTCACAGCATCAATGCTTGCCTCATTAAAATTCATCGGCAGATTCAGTTGAATGATGATATCCGAATCTGCCTCAAACTGATTGTCGTTACTTGCCTGTTGAGAAACATCAAGATAATCTCCCAAATTCTGCCGTAGCATCGACAAAGCATTCCCGATACTACGCAGCAACTGATTATAGCTCTCCGGTTCATCACTTGCCTGAATCGCAGATACTTGTTCCGGATTATCGCCGGAGTCTTTATTGCGTCCTATCACATAGGTTTTATTCTGAATGTCATAGATTATTTCATTCAGATACAATGTTATGGGTATCAGTTTCTTTGCCATATACTATGTATTGCTGCGGACGCCTGCTAAAGTGCGTTTTTCGCCGCCCCTCTTCCAGATGTCGTTCTCGTCATACGAATTTTCCATTTTCTTCTTCATGTCATCCTTCGGTCTGCTCCACGGCTGGAACCAAGCTATGTCACTGATTGTCCATTCCCAGTTTCCGCGAAACGATACGGCACGGTCGTCAAGATATACATCTGCGGCAATCTTGCATCCTTTAGCGGTATCGCTGCCCTTAGGCTGGTCAGGATTCTCATTGATATAGTCATAGGCAATCTTGTTGTCAGCAAGATACTTTTTCAAAGCGTCGGTCACAGGACGTGTAGTATAGATAATAATACGCCATCCCTTTTTCTTGAGGGTCTGTGTCCCAATGTCAGCATTAGCTACCATATCCCCGAACTTGTCCTCACCCTGGTATCCGTCTGAATAGTCGGCGATGACACCGTCGAAGTCGATACATATTGTCTTCTTCTTTGTCATATACATTATGATTATGATGATTATGGATTAACGGAAGGCCTTTCTGGCCTCTTCTTGAAATATATTTTCTTCTTGAATGACATCAATGCAGACGCCGCCTCTTCCGAATAAGGCGCGACTTCATCCTTTGCGGAAAACAAATACCACTTGCTCACTATGTAATTGGTGAAATAGCTGAAAAGGTCAGTAGCAGCAGCGGACATCAGTCTATCATCAAACAACTGCGAAACGGACAATGTCACTTCGAAATCCCTGTCCAATTCCATGCAATGTACAGGGATATTCTCACTAGACTTGACAAGGAACTGTTTCAAAGCGCTATTCGCCATGCTGCATGCTTCATTCCAGAACCTTTCCAACAGCAGGCGGTCGTCATCCGTCGTAAAGATTCTGTCATACGCATTCTCGTCATTCAGTTTCTTTGCGCCCGTGTAACTCGTGACCTTGGCCACTTCATTATACACGTTGAGTTTCGTTATTTTGATAGTAATCTCTTTCATGGCGATAAATATAAATATTTCCAGAACGCATTTAATGATATCTATTTATATAGAAACGGCTCTCGAAAAGAATCTTTTTCGAGAGCCTGGATATAATCTTCACCACTTGTTACATTTTGAAGTATCGTCTTACAGAAAATACACGGTCCCTGTCTTCAAGTCGAGAGGCAGCAAGCTCTGCACACACGCGAACCTCCTGTTCGGATGTCGCATAATTCCGCAGCACTCCCCATTCATCAGACCAGATCATATTTAAGACCGCCAGGAATGCCCACTTGTTGTATTCTCCTGTCTTTTCATATTCAATGTCCAATGAGGACAATGCTCTAAAGGCAGCATCCGCATCATCCCAGTGCGCGCCACGCGAGCCGTCGAAGTTTACAAACTTGCTGGTGATCTCTTCGAATTCATCTTCCGAAAGGTAGTCGCGGAATCTCACCATATCTTCGCATTCATCTGCCAGGGCCTTAGCAGACTCCAGATCTTGGTTTTCAATCAGTTTCAATATTATAGTCCTACCGAGTTCATCGTCAATGCGGTCGCGGAGCAGGTCGATAAACCTATCCGCAGTCATATTTCTTTCCATAATTGTCAGCGTTTGAGTTATCATACTTTATTTCCGCTATTCAGCAATCGAGACAGCATATCCTTGAGTTCACCCATTGACGCTTCAATCTTACTGAAACGCTGTTCCGTTTCCTGCTTCTCGCGGTACGTCGGATTCAGTTCTGCCAGCAGCGTAGTCGATTTTTCAAGGATTTGCTTCTGTTGTTCAACCGAGGCAATTGCCTGTTCTGCGGTCACTTTCATGGATTCGACCTCTCCTGCAAGTCCCTGCCGGTCCACGGACAAGACAAGGTTGCCTGCATAAGTAACGGAAAGGTTTTCAGGAATAACATAATTGGCTGTCTTGCCGTCCGCTACTATGGAGACATCGACAACCATCCCGGACTTGCCGGCAGCAGGATTCATTTCCATACGAGGGAAACCGACGGCAACGGCCTTGCCTTGAGTCAACGTCAGCGTCTGCTTGTCGAGGATATATACGGGATAGTTTTGTTTCAGATCTTTGAAGTACATAGCTTGAAATAATTATGAGTGGAGAGATTCTTATCCCTCCACTCTGTAATACAAATGGGACTATGCCCCAGCAGTGGTAGCTGTCGGCTTGAGAGCCGCAATTAGTTCAGCATTCTGCTTCTGCTGCGAGAGTTCCAGACGTGCGTCATTGTACCTCTGCTGGAGGTCAGCCTGCCAGTGACTATTGAGGGTGTCAATAATGCGCTGAGTGTTGTCCTGACCAGCCCTTACGATGTCGCACTTGTCCTGCTGCATCTGGAAGCCGATGCCGGAGAAGCCACGCTCGACGCTCCTGTTCACGAAGTCAAGTCCAGTCTGGATCTTGTACTCGATGTCCTTCTGGCCGAGCTGGTTCTCGTAGCCCATCCGGAGGATGTTCTGCTGTGTATTGCAGCAGCAGTCCTTGATTGCCTGGATGACGTTGCAGTCGCCCATGTTGACCGCATTGATGACGCGCTCAGCAGAGAATCCGACCTGTCCGCCTACCTGCTCGATAGCTGAGCGGACTGCGCAGATTCCGCCCTGCAACTGGTTGAAGTCGCAGTTGAGACTTGCCGCAAGTGCGGAAATTGCATTGTCATTGCCCTTGATTGCCGACATCAGCAGGTCGCTGTTGTGGTTGTCTGCCATCTGATTTCTGAGAGAATCAATCTGACTCTGAATTTCAGTGCCCTGAAGACCTCTATTCCCGAAGCCGAATCCATTTCCTCCGAAGAGTGCGAGGAATATCAAGTACATCCATGGATTGTTCATCCAGTTGTTGGCCCCGCCGCTCATTGCAGCCATCAACGCCATCGGATCGGTATCGCGCTTGCCGAGCATCGCTGCAGCAAGAATATCATTGTTACCCCTATCGCAACAATAGATTTTATCTACCATTTCTGACATAATATGTTGGTATTAGTGTTACCCGCCTCTTGAGCCTTCGGCGGTACTGGCACGTGTACATCGTGATGCAAACATATCAACATATTCGCTAAAATTCAGGAGGTTGTCACCGCGTTCCGTGTCTATTACTTCCGCGTTATTTCCCTGTTTATACGAGCCACTTCCGAGACAGCCTCTGGCATACCAGACGCAGACCAGCCGAGTTCGCGAGGCGCGCCTCGAACCCTGATATTGCGCTCCTTACGGCACGTGCCGACAAACCCATTCTCTCCGCAATCATTGCCGGATAGAAGCCGTTGCCGAGCAGCAGGAAGATGACGAGATAACGCGCGTCCACGACCTCCTCTTTGCGTTCTGAAGACAATATCCGGTCACTGTCGATTTCGGTCTCCGCAGAGACGTCTGCGAGCACTGAGGCAAAAATTTCTGATTTTTTCATTTCTTATTCAATTTTTATTAGTTATCTTCGCCTCAGCCAACAACGAAAGAAAAACAGACCCACACCATTCAATTACCGAGGCAATAGTGCCCCCGTATTGCTGGTGTGGGTTTTTCTTTTAGTTGGCGCTAAACAAATCTTGCTCTTGCAAGTCGGGGGCTTTTTATGCCCCTCTTTTTTTGCTTATGAAATCAATTTCGTAAGCAAACCGAGAATCGGCCTCCGGAATTTCCAGAACCCAATGGCTGCAACGGCGGCCGCGAGAATCCAGAACCCGCGAAGCCTGAAGCGCTGCCATGCATTCAATTCAGCCTCTACATAGACAGGCTTTTCGATATAGACGCACTTGTCTCGATAAACGATGCTGTCCCTCCTCTCCTTTGTGTTTTTGCTCGGAACCGGAAGACGACCGCGCTGTTTCGTCTTCAGAGAATGGTGCAGGAATCCGAGCGAGTCTATGCTTGCATCCGATACAGCAAGGTCATTCTCCAGATGCGAGGACGTGTCCTTCACCGCCACTGTCTCCGACTGTTTAGGAAGTTCCACGTACACCGTATCAATAGTCTCGATTATCTCCGTCCTGATTTCCACCTTGGTGCTGTCGTGTGTCTCGATACTGGTTACTGCATGTCGTGAACTGCCGCAGGATGTCACGAGCACGGCAAGTAGCGCAAATGCCACCAGTTCGGAAAGAAATGTCACTAGTTGTATTTTCATTGCCTTCTAATTTGAATCAGTCCGCAGCCTCGATACCTCCACCCGTAGCCGCCCATATTAGCACCCTTCTCATACCTTTTCTCCCGTATAGCGCCAGTTGTAGCAAATCTGTCCTCTTTGTTCGCCAGTCAGTTTGTGACTGAAATGAACGAACGTGGGGTAGAGAATCATCTGGTCGAAAGGCAGCCCCAACTTCACAGCAAGCCTTGCGAGCTTCACCGGATCACCTGCCGCTATGTCTGCCGCTTCACCTTTCACGTGCTGGCTCGTAGGCACTCCGCCCACGGCCGCATTGAGCGCCTTGCACCTGTATCCGGAGTTGACTTTCAACGGCTTCCCCCACGCATTGCGCAGCGGCTGGAGCACATTCTCCGTCAATGCCAGGATGCTGTCGCGCACCTCGAAGGAAGTGATGACATTGCAGATATGCTTTGCGTCCGCGACTTCACTTCTCTCGAATTCCCTATAGCTAAAGTCTTTTGTTATCGTTCCCATATCTTATTCTCCTTTGCCGTGCTTCGGCTCTTCCTTAATCATCTCGATAACCTTCTGCGCTTTCTCGCTGTCCACGCAAGAGATAATCTCCTGAACAGCATCCACCACTCTGCCAGCTGCGCTCTGCTTCTTTTTGGAGTTCTCAATGACGGAGCGCCCTTCAATGAGAAGTACGCCCAGCGTCGCAAGAATCGCGCAGTATGGCAGGTTGTACCATACGAACACAGCGCCCAAGATGTCAATGAGCAGGAAGAAGTACACTATCCTCAGATAGTCTATAATCTTCCTCACAGTCTTACGAAGTCCGTGGCTCATAATCTTTTCCTTGTTCGTTTTTGCCGCATCAATCCCGGTCCACATATCAATCAGCGCAGCAGCGCAAACGAGCACGCAGAGCAGGAACGCTATCATTATCCCTCGGCTCAGGCCGTCAGGGAGATTAAGTGTTGCGATTATCTCATCCAT